CGTGATCTGTAATTGCAAGAGCGTTCATACCCAACTTGCTAGCACGGTCTACATACTCTTGTGGAGTTGCTATGCCGTCAAATAGGGAGTAGTGAGTATGAACATGTAAGCCTACGTAGTTCATATTACCAATCTGTGTTGGTTGATGAAGTTACGGATGGAGTATCAAACCCCAAATAGAATGCTTCTTGTTCAGCATAAGGAATTTTCTTTAATGCTAACTCAAGAGCGTATGGCTTGTGTGTTGTCCAGTCAAATGGCTCTTTGTCTGGTGCAGATGGAATAAGTGTGTAACTTGTTTCAGTACCCTGACCGTTACGCTTTAATTTCCATGAAATGTTTGAGATACTTCCTGTTTCAAGAGCATATTCACGAATAGTATTAAATGCAGATTGCTTACTTACGCCCATTGACCAAATGGCTATGTATGGCTCTTCAATGCCATCATCTACAAGTACGTTGCAATAAAAACGAAGACGTGCTCTCCAGCCAGCCTTTGGATCCTTGCGATGCATTTCTTCAGCCCAGTCACGACCTTCTGATTCCATAGTATCTACAGCCTTACGCTTGTAGTCTTTTGGATTTGTGTGTTCTTTAACAACAAGTGCTAATCCACGATCTGCATTATAGTTTGCAGAGTCTTCATCAAGTTCTTCAACGAACCTAATTTTTGCAGACTGTCCATCGGCAAGTTTTAACCATCTTACCTTTGGAGAATTTTCGTCATACTTTGGCTTGTCAACTAGGGCATTAATGTTCTTTAGTCCCTTTACAATAGTCATATTATTTTTTCTCCTTATGTGTTATATCTATTTTAACATGCTGGTGATAGAATTGTCAAACTGAAACTCTAGTTTTTTAATTGCATCATCATCCATGTCGCCTATATCTTTATATTTTTTATCTACGTACACAGAAGTAACAACGGGTCCAAGTCTTTGAATTAACTTATCTCTCATTATTATTCCTGCATCATCGTTATCTGCAATTAAAACAATACTATTAAAATACTTCTCTAATAGTTTTATCTGTGCTGCAGAAACATTAGCCCCTAGCGTAGCAGCCGCAGGGAATCCTACCTGATCTAATCTAATTGCATCAAATGAAGACTCTACTACATAAACAATACTTGAAGTCTTTATTCTGTGTAAATTAAACAACGTTTTGCCTTTTGGCAAACCAGGTGTATTTTTAAATTCTTTTCCTTCAACTGTCCTAGCAACAAACCCAATGCAGATGCCGTCTGGAGAATGTACTGGAATTGTAACCGAATCTTGTTTTTCTGAATAGCCAAGATTAAACTTTACTATTGAGTCTTTAGTTATTTTTCTACCTTCGTAATACCTAATTGCTCTTGGAGACTCTAATGCATTATTGTTCAATCTTTTAATCAATAATTCATCATACTGAACAAACTCTGGTTTATCTATTAACGCTTTATTAACTGATGTCTCAATGCTAGTTTCTTGCTCTTTACTTTTAATATATCTTATTGCCTCAAAATAAGTTCTATTAGATATATACATTACAAACTCAACAAGAGTTTTTGTGGTTTGACATCCAAAGCAAAAAAACAATCCATGCTCTTTTGACACTTCACCAGCAGGCGTTCTGTTGTTGTTGTGATACGGACAAAATATAATATAGTCTGTTCCATACTCAGCCTCAATATCAATGCCAGCACCAGTCAGCACACGATTAACTTGTTCTGCAGTATAAGAATCTTTAACCATTTTTATCCTCATAATCTTTGTAGCGATAGTATCCTCTATCAAAATCTACTTGAACTAAAAAGTCCCCCATAAAACCATTTCTATTTTTTCTAAACACACATTCAATAATGTCACTATTGGTAGCACGACCTAAAGCCATTACCCAATCAGCATCATAAGCAATTTGTCTTGACCAAGCAGTTTGTCCTAAAGTTGGCGGAGTTGATAAATCTTTAACATCATCTGGTGTAGCAGATGAAATAGCAATAATGGGAACTTCTTCACTAATAGACATTAGTTTAAGTTCTCGTGAAAGATTCTTCATACGTACCGTTTCGCTATCGGCTTTTTGATTTGGTGACATTAATTGCAAATAATCAACAACAACAAAATCTGGCTTGTACTGGTCAATCTTTCCACGTATAACTGAAGGAGTTAAATCTCCACCGTTATCATTAGAGATAATGTGAAACTCTGGCTTGCCTTGTAATTTATCTGCATGCCACTTTTTAAGCATTTCAATTTCTACTTCGCCATTGCTAAGTTTACGATGCGACCACAAGCCCTCACCCATAATTGCAAATACACGGTTACGAACTTCTGTTTCAGACATTTCAAGACTTATGACGAGTGGACTACGACCCTGTTTCCAGGCCTGTACAGCGAAGTACAGAGCCAACCAAGACTTTCCAATACCTGGATATGCAAGAAAGACTCCTAGTTGTCCTGGCATGATTCCAGAAGGTAAATAATTATCAAATCCTGGTAGCCCAGTTTTAATTCCAACCTGTCCTAGATCTTGCATTTTCTTTACATTTTCAAAATAAGCAACTGCAGAATCAAGGTCTGTAACTTCAATATCTCTTATTGCAGCAGTGTTCTTTTTTAGTTCTGATGTTTTTGTAATGATATGCTCAAGAGCCTTTGATCCATTACCGCCTTGAACTTCAGATGCTGCATTGCGTAAGATGTCTTTAAGACTATCATTTAAATATTCGGTTTGTAATTCTTCAAGGTGATGCTTTGTTGCACCAACACCTTCTACTGGTACAAAGTCTCTAAATTTTTCTACAACTAGTGATACTGGTGGAACTGATTGATTATTTTCTGAGTATAGCCTAATAAAATCCCATACATCGTTATGAGTTCTTAAAAGGTTGTCAACATTTGCTTGAAGTAATACGTGGACTTGTTTATCGTTTAATACTGCAGTTATTAATTTTGCTTCTGTATTATTCACTAATCCACCTCCTTGCTAATTTTCTTCGCTCTTCTCGTTCTTTAATGTCTTGTTCTACTTCTAGTTTACCATTAAGAATTTTTTCTGCATTGTATGCAAAATAATTCCAAGTAGGATTTTCTGCTATTTTAAAATAATAATCTAATAAATCATAGCATTGAGAAATACCATAAGACTCAACAAGAGCATCGGAGGCCCACTGCTCAACGTTAAGATTCATGTTACTTTTGGCTTCATATCTTTGTAGATGGAACTTGTTATATCTACTTAGCAAAGCCATACGGTCTTTGCGTTCAGCCATTAGTTGCTACTGTCAGCCTCTGTTTCGGCTTCTTTGACTTTTTCTGTTAACTTATCTTCTACAAACTTATATACACGACTAAAAGCCTGGTCTACTGTTTCACCATTTCGTGCATTATCTGTAACATTAAAATCAAACCTTAATGACTGAAAGTTACCTAAATTAAGTGTATATCCAAGTGCTACTGATACTTTTGTGTTTTCGTTTTCCATTGCCCCACCGTTTCTATTATTAAATGTTTTCTGCCCAAACAGGAATAAATCTTCCATCTTCTGTCTTCGTATATGTAAGTATACCGTCCCCCATTCGCCGTGTCAACTCTTGGCTTGTAGGAGTCATATTATTTGTTATAAGTCCATCTTTTCTTGGTTGTCCTATATGTATAGTAGCCAGTATAGCACGTATGTCCCTCACCATGCTTTCTGAATAATAGGACCTAATTTGCCAACCTCTTTGTCCGTTTATCCTTGCCCCAACTGGTTTTGGTATCATGCCAGTCTTCATTAATTTAGGCATATATTTTCTATGACGATTAATTAATTTAGCAGTCTCAGTTACTGTATATGCACGTTCTCTGTTTTTTCTAAAGTCGGACCGTAAGCAAGTTTCAATTCTGTCTTTAGTAATATTATAAACAGAAACCATTCCAGTAGATCTTGAACTATGATGTAGTCTTACTAAATCCCCATTAAGAAACCATATTTTTTTATTTCCTTGTATTACAGTTTCGCTATTGTAGATTTCGCTCTGGATAATTCCTTTGCTAGTAACCATCTTCCTTCTTCACTTTCTGCTGGTGGATGAAAAAATTTTCTCATACCACATACCATGCAGTATGTCTCCATATGCTGGGCACTACTGTACTGCCTATCAACAAAAGTTCTACCCTTACATTTCTTACAATAAATCATTAATTTTATCTTTAATTTGGGATACCAACAATAACTAAATGTACTGACAGAGATAAATCTCCAGAAGCACCAAACCTTACAACACCCTCTACTCTTGTTTCTGTAACACTTTTTAAAACAATGTTTACGTTTTGTCCTGCTGGCGTTTGTCCAGTGTTTACTGGGGTTGCTGATACTATTGGTGGATATTTAAAGTCTTTAAAGTCATAAGTAAATGTTCTTTCGTTTCCCGCCGAAACTGTGGAGTTGTTTGCAACTTCAACCAAACCGCCTACTATTCTTGTATTAGAGGTTTGAACCTCTGCCTTACCAGCACTTGCGGTATCAATAATTGTCTTACTTGTTTGCTTAGAAGCAACATTTGTAGAGAGGTCGTTTACAGCCTCAATCAATTGATATAAATATGTAACATCAAGAGGTTGCCCTCTTTCTGGTAGTGGTACTTTTGCCATTTATTCCTCCTATTTTATTATACCAAAGAAACTAAGCCAGAGTTGTATATTTGCAAATTGGCATTTAATGTTTTCTCAGATGATTCAACTTGAATAATTACACGCACATTTGTGGTTCCAGTTTTAATAAATTGATATGAGTGAATTGGTGTCGTTCCATGATAGGTTGCTGTAGCACCATCAAATCCAACAAAAACATCATATTTTGGTCTATTTAATTCATCTCCCCAGACTGTACTAATAACTGAGGATGAAACCTGTACTGTTCCAGTAACACTAGTAATTAAGTTGTCTAATACAAGATTTATTGGAGACCATTGAGAAGTTCTGTTTTTATCTTCAGAAACAACCCTATATCTAAAAACGTATCCAACTTTATTATTATCTACTGCTGGTAAAGATGATTTTTTAATTATAACTTTTTTAATTCCTGCGTCAGCCATTATGAATTGTTTCCGCTAGAAAGATCTACTGAAAATCTAAATTCAACATAGTTGCTAGTATTAGGACTTTTAACTACTGTTGCTGCGCCTGCAGTTTGAATTACTGAATATCCTGTTAATCCGTAGAGTGGATTTACTGTAGCAACATTTTCTAGTTTTAAAGCATCTAAGGCTACATAATAATTACCAGACGGATTAACTCCATCAATAACACATGCGTAGACTTTAACTACAGAAACAGCATTCCAATCAAATCCCGATGTTCTGTATAGTTGTTGAAGTTGTTTTGTTACAACAAAATATCTTTCTGTAGCAAAATCGTATTGTCCACCACTACTATCATCAGCAACTTCTGCTTCAAGCCTTGCAAACTCTGTTCCACTTGTATTTTCAAATGAAACTAAAACTCTTGCTCTTTCTGGTTGAGTCCCAGCCCCGTATGTTCCATCTCTATTTACTATTGAGAATGCCAACCTTAGTTGATCTGTTGGAGAATTTTTTGTAAAATCAACTGTTGTACCGCTTAATCTAATATAGTTTGATCCCGCACCTATTGCAAAAGTATCCTGTGTTGGACCGCTATCAGATTCAATATCAAGATCAGCCTC